CTATACAATAGACGATATAGAGGATAAAATAAGACATGGAATATTCCATTTATGGCCAGCTAAGAAGTCGGCTATGATAACTGAATTTGTAGTATTCCCCCAAAATACAGCAATGAACTTGCTGTTTTGTGGTGGTGATTACAAGGAGTTAGAGGATATGTTGCCATCCTTAGAGGCATTTGCAAAAGCTGCTGGTTGTAAAAGATTATATGGCGGTGGCAGAAAAGGATGGTTAAGAAAACTAAACCACTTAGGTTTTAAATCAGAAAATTTAATTAGTAAAGAATTATGAGCAAAGGCAAATCAACACAATCAGTCAGTTTACCAGCATACCAAGAAGCACAAGCAAAAGAGCTATTTCAAGCTGGTAAATCATTAGCTGGTACACCATTCGTTCCATACACAGGCCCTAGAGTTGCTGGATTTAACCCAGATCAACTTAGACAATTTCAAGCCACTCGTGGTTTATTTGAAACTGGGATGCAGTATGACCCTTTATCTGGCATACAAGAATTAGCACAAAAAGAAGCCCCACAAATAGGTCAAGTTGGCTCATTGTTAGGAGCTGACATAGGTGCATATCAATCGCCTTATCAACAACAAGTTATCGATCAGTCTATGGCTGACATACAAAGACAAGCAGATATAGCAAGAGGTCAAGCGCAATCACGCGCAATTGGCGCAGGCGCATTCGGTGGTTCACGCTCTGCTTTACTAGAAACTGAATCACAAAGACCTTACATAGAACAACAAGCTAGAACTGCTGCTGGTTTAAGACAGGCTGGTTTCGAGCAAGCTCAAAGAGCTGCTGAATCAGATATTGCAAGACAACAGCAAATGGCAATGTTTACCCCAGAGTTAGAGCTACGCGCAAGACAGCAACAAGCAGGATTGCTTGGGGGCGTGGGCGCGGAGCAGATGTCAAGACTTGGACAGCTTGGTCAGATTGGTTTACAACAACAACAATTACAACAACAAGCACTTGGAGTGCCTTATCAAGAGTTCCAAAGAGCTTTGGCTTATGGGCCTCAACAGTTTGGTTTATTGGCTGCGGGTCAAGGGGTTACAACTCCAACGACTACAACAAAGCAATCAACTGGTTTAGGCGATGTTTTGAGTGGAGCAGCAGGATTGCTTGGTTCTGCTTGGACTGGCGGGTTTAATCCATTTGGTCTTTTAGCAGGTAAATAAAATGGCTGTAGATTTTAAAAATTACGATTTTACTAACCCAATGGGTTTGCTGGATTTACAACCAAAACAACAGTTTCAAGTTGATCCATTGCAAGTACAAAAAGCTCAAAATAATTTTCAGATAAATCCAATGGAGTTTCAGGTTGATCCATTGCAAGTTCAACAAGCACAAATGAAACAGGCACAAGAACAACAAACTCTAATGGATCGTAGGCAAAGAGCTGGAAGCATGATGTTGGCATTAGCAGATGTTTTAAAAGGCAGAGATCCATCAGCGGGCGTAATACAAAGACAGAAAATGTTAGAAGACGCGCAAATAAAAAGACAAGAACAAGAAAAATTAAGAAAATTTGAAAATATTTCCAAAAATATAAAAAGAAATCAATTTGATTCAAATAGAGAATATTATTCAGCGCTGGGAACGGAGTATTTGAATTCTGGGTTTTTAAACCAAGGAATACAATTGCTAGAATTAGGCAAACCCGTTACTGATGAGGATTTTAGAAAAGATACTTTGTCACAAATGACCCAGGTTGAAAAACAATATAAGCCAGTAAAAGATAATATACAAAACTTTCAAAAATTAGATATTGCATTAAATTCTGATTCTGGTACTGGCGCATATACAGCATTGGTTTTTTATCTTAAAAATTTAGATGGCTCTGTTGTAAAATCAGAAGAAGTAAATACTTTTAACGCAATGCAGGGATTATTGAAAAACATAGAAAATCAATATGAAAAAACCAAAGGAGAGGGAATGACTGATGAGGTAAAAGCTCAGTTGCGTAACATTTCCGCTGCCGCAACAGCATTAACTGTTAAGGGGTACGAAGACTATCAATCTGGAGCTAGAAAAACCTATCAATCGCTTGGCTTAGATCCAGATTTAATATTAAGACCATTCCAAATAGATGTATCTAATATAAATCTAAATACAGTAGATCCAAAATATTTTGAAGAAAAAATAGATGGCAAGGTGGTTAAATAATGGCAAAAACTTTTAGATCTGATAAGTATGGTGATTTAGAAATTCCAGATAATTTTGAAAATTTATCAGAAGAGGATCAGCAAACAATATTAAGAAATGCGGTTAAAGAGAAAAGATCTAGCCAAACATCTCCTATGTCAGCGCTAGATTATGTAAAAGAAACAATGGCAACTGGTTTGCAAGGCTTGACTCTAGGAACATCTGAAGAAATAAAAGCTGGGTTAGCTGAATTAATACAAGCTCCAGTGACAGCTTTTACTGAACAAGAGTTTGGAGAAACTTATAAAAGAATTAGAGACAAAGAAAGACGAGAATTAGAAGAGTATGCTAGACAATATCCAAAGTCTGCAACGGCAGCAAGTATTGTTGGCGGTATTGCTCCAATAGTTGCCTCTACTCTTATAGGGGGGCCAGCAGGCGGAGGCGCGGCAACCGCATCAACTCTTGGAAGAGTAAAAAGCGCTATAGATAGCAGCAGACTTCTTGCTGGCGGAATGACTAAACCTGGGGCAACTTTAGGACAAAAATCTGCTGAAAGTGCAAAAACGGGAGGAGCGTTAGGTTTGGTTGGTGGTTTTGGATATTCTGAAGGATCTCCGCTAGAAACAGGTTTGCAAACAGCTGGAGGAGGCGTTATTGGTTCTGCTTTAGGAGCTGTATTGCCTCCTGCTTTGTCTGGAACTGGGTTTTTATTAAGCAAATTATTTTCTCCCGTTATTAGCACAGGAAAAAAACTTTTTAGCAAAAAAACGCTAGACTTTACAAAAGAAGAAGAAAAAGAAATTGAAAAAATTAGCAATTTATTTTTAAGAGATGAAGTAGATATTGATGAAATTATTTTAAAGATACAACAAAATGTTAGCGCAGATAAATTAGAAGATATAACACCTGTTGAAATATTGGCTGATTATGGCGGGGATGCGGTTAAAAGAAAATTAAGAGGAATGAAAATTGAAATTCCTGGAAATAAAATTGAAAAAACTTTAAAGGAAAGAGGTCCTGGAAGTGTTGCTCTCAAGGGAGAGGATTTGTTAGAAGATAATGTTTCTAATATTCAATCTACAAGAATTATTAAATCTTTAAAAAACTCAGCAGACAAAGTTGTTAAGACAGAGGGTATAAATCTTGAAAGCGGAATAGATGAATTAGAGCAAACGATTCAAAAAAAAGTTAGCCCATTATATAAAAAAGCTTTTGAGTTAAATACTAAAATAAAAAATTTAGATGTTTATAAATTTTTAGAAGTTCCAATAATTAAATCTGCTTATGAAAAAGCTAGAATCGCTTATTTGGAAGAAACTCAAAAAAGAAACCCTGGAATAACTGTTGTAATGGATGACTTGGGAATACCAAGCCTTGAAGCACTTTTAATTAAAAATCAAAATGGTCAAGTTATTGGCGTTAACAAAGAGCTTCCACTAGCTTTTTTAGATCAAATTAAAAGAGCTGCGGATAGCACTACATTTGCGTTAAAAAAATCAACTGGTGCAGATAAAATAGACAGCAGAACAGTAAGCAACAGGAAAGATATTTCAAATCAATTTAGAGATTTGTTAAAAAATTCTGTTGATGGTGATGATTATATTAATGCTTTATCACAATCAGCAGATAAGTTTGCATTAAATGAAGCTTATGATTTAGGGCTGAAAGCGAAAACATTAACTAAATCTAAATTTGGGCAAACAATTGATGTTCAATATGAATCATTAAAAACACAAGCGGAAAAAGATGCCTACAAAATAGGTGCATTTCAAAACATATTAAATGAGATAGGCGAAACAGCGAACACTACTAATCTTGCAGAAAAATTAACAAATAAACAGGCTCTAGTAGATAAGTTAAAAGTTTTATTTTCTGGAAGCAGTGATGAGTTAAGAAATTTTATTAATAGATTGCAAAGAGAAGATGTAATATTTCAAACAGGACAAAAAGTTTTATCAGGCGGAGGCAGAGATTTAAACACTCAATCCGAAGGATTTAGAGGATTTTTAGCAGATGCTATGGTAGGTTTAACAGAACCAACTGGCTCTGCTGGTATTAGGGCGCAAGCAAAATTAGCACAACAAGGTAGCGATATTTTATTTGATACTGCCAGTAAACAACAAAAAGCCTTTCAAGATATTATTTTATCTCGCGATCCCAAAAAGCAACAAGATATTTTAACTCTGATGAAAGAAATGCAAGAATTACAAAGAAGAGAGGCCGCACAAAGCAACTTTTTAAGGTCAAGCACCCTAAGAACCACAACTCCGTATTCAATGGAATCATTAAATCAATTGTTATTTGAAAAATAACCCATGCCCCTTGCAACAGAGCGAGTTGGTCGTTTTGGTGAATATCTCACAGCAGCAATCCTCTCTCAAGTTTCTGACACAGTAACCATCGTTCCACACAACGCATCCGCAGACATCATCTTTGAACACAACCTAAAGCTATATAAGTGCCAGGTTAAAACTCAATCACAAATAGAAGAACACAGAGGTAATTGGCGGTTTGATATGCGCAAAGGTCAAAGAGTCAAGCACAGAAAATACAAAGATAATGAAATAGATGTGTTTGCTTTCGTTTCTATAACTCACAGAAATGTGGTGTTTTCTAAACCTTTAGACCAAGCTCAACTAACCATCAATGATGAGCACATGAAGAACAATGATGCTATCAAAAACATCAAAGATATATTGGAAGACTTTAGTTAAAGACTTTCAATATCAAATACAACTTCTTGATCCTTGTAATGCTTAACGGAGTTAATTCCTACTTGTAGGAAATACTCCGCTAATGCTTGAGGATCTTTATTTTCCAACCCAGCCACATCTATCAAAGAACGCGCAATGTGTCTGTTTACATAAACAGGCGTATTGTTGTTCCTCTCATTTAGAACTGGATCTTCAAAATCAAACAAGTTCATTGCTTTACTCCTAGACCTTTACCTCCTTAGAGTATGGGCCTAATTTGTTACCCTCTCCGTCTACACCATGTACAAGCTGTAGTTCAAGGTCAATGTAATGCTTGGCTTTGAGTAAGTCTTCAACCTTATCAACCTTATCTCTGGTAATAAGTTTCAACACATTACCCATCGACCATGACAATCCATTTGCGTAAATATACTCAATGGGTTGTATGCCATTGCCTTTATAATGATTGCCACCTACCTGGTTATTGATCGCAAGCATATCAATTGCTTGATCCCATTCCTCTGGGGTTACATTATCTATACTCATATTCTTCTCCTTTTTTATAAATATATTTGCATATCATATAACTTTAGTGTAAATTTAACAACATTCAAATACAAAAAGGGAGTATTAGGAAATGACAGACACCGATA